TTTCCTACTAAAAGAGATTCAGTTAATGTTAAACCCCAACCTTCATTTGAAGTTAGTAATATTTGAACATCAGCTAGATTATATAAATAATTTAGTTGGTTTTGGGAATATTTTGTAGTGGAAAAAATTACATTATCTGGATAATCTTCTTCAAATAAATAGTTTTTAACTACACCCAAATCTGTGCCATGATCAGATGCTATTTCTGTATGTAATACAAAATAACAATCTTTGGCTTCTTCTTTTGGTAATGTATCTAAAAATGCTCTAAAGGCTAATAAAGCATCAGATGTTTGTTTTCTCCTAATATTTCTAGAGTTAAAGAATAAAACAAATTTAGGATTTTTATTACCAAATATTATTTTTTTAAATTCAACAAACCCTTTATCTTTTTTATCAACTGGGAAGTAAACCTTATCATTTAATCCATGAGGGATATACTTTAGGATCCTACTTTTAGCTTTTTCTTCTAATACAATTCTATTGATATTAACAGTCTGTTTTGAAATACCCATCAATAAATCACAAGCTTCATAATATGATCTATTATACATTGGAGCAGGATAATCATCCCAAATGTTTAGATAAGTAATAGGAATGTTTTTACGAATTTCATGCTCCATAGCAAACACCCAAGTAAAGTATCTAGGATCTGTAATCAACATAATAGCGTCAGGTTTTTCTCCTTTGATTACTTGGCGTAGTAACTGCGGATTACCATAACCATCTACTGGGTAGAGATGGACATTGGTATCGTCAATATTAAGTTGTTTATTTAAATCAGCGGATAAATCTAATTTTTTCCCCTTATCAGGATGTTTGATTGCTCCTGCTATTTGAACCCAATTAAAATGATGGGCTGTGTGTAATACAATTTCTTTAGCTACTGTTGCTACCCCGGAATGAACTCTAATATCATCACAGATAAGTAGAATTTTCTTCCTTTTATCTTTAGGAAGGTGTTTAAAACTTTGATTCATTTATTTTAGGATTTGTTTTTAAATCTATAATTCGAGATTAGTTTGGTTTGAAATTTGTTTTCGGAAATTTTCATCTGTAAGATACAAAAACAAAGTTCGATCTGCAAGCTTTTGGAATGAAAACTTTCTTTTAACACATTCTATTTTGAAATTCTCGAATAAATCGCTTTTAACTTTAACACTTGTTAGTGTCATTTCTTTAGTTTGACTCATAATCTTTATTATTAATAACGTTTAATATTTTTGATGATACGTATATATCTTTATTTTCTAATTACATATAAGATATACCTTCTCCACAATTTTCTTTATCTTCTTTATAAGGGCAAAAATTACAATTCCATTTTGAGGGAGATTTTGGGTATTCTATATCTTTAATATCCCCATTAGAATTAAAACATTCATTTATAAAATTATTTATTGCTTTTGTAGCTCTTCCTAATTTTATTTTTCCACTTGGTGGACTAAATTGTTGTACTCTATATGCTTGGTGGGGTGACATTATATTATCATCATCAAACGACAATACTTTTCTTTTTACAATAAAAAACTCAATTTCAATATTCTTTAAAGGAATACCATATTGCTCGCTGAAAAATTGTTTATATAATAATAGTTGGTATTGTTTATCTTCATTTTTCTTATCTTGTTCTCTCCAACCACGGGTACTTGTTTTGATGTCTATAATTTTAAATGTATCATATTTCTCATTATATAATACTACATCAAGGAAACCTGTATATTTTATATTATTATACATTTTGTTTGGGGAAATAACTAAAGGTAATTCACAACCAACTAAATGCCATCCTCTTCTAGAAAAATATTTAGCTCGTTTTTTTCTAAACCAATTTAAAATACCTACTCCATCTTCAAAAAACTCCCTCATCTCTTCAGCTGTAGAGAAGTGTTGATCTTTATTCTTTTTGTATTGGTTTTGATATTCACCAATAAATTTTTCTTGAAATAATTCTTCTAAATTAATTTTATCTGCATTGGCAGCACTTGTATCAAACATTACATCTAAATAATGCTGTAATACTTCGTGTATGGCTGTTCCAAATACCGTATGAATAGAAGAAGTAAATCTTTTGATTTTGTCTTTATATTGTAGTTTCCAACGATGGGGACAACCACGAAATATCGACATTTGGGAATATGAGATATTCTTTTGGTATGCAAAGTTTACCTCTTGTGGTGGATTCGAACGAATCTCTCTTACTATTTTAGGTATTTTTCTAGCCAAAATTTATTTTTTTATATTATTCCATACTCTTTCGTATGAAAAATAGCATATAGTTTTTATAAGTGTATCTATTCCACCTATCAACAATCCAAATTTAATATCCCCACTTACAATCCAACCAACTATAAAGGTTATTGATGTTGCTATTACTCTCCATATAAGTGTTTTTACTAAGGTTTCTTTATAACTTGCCATCTTTTCTCATTTTAGCTCTAATCTTAGTAGCGGATATTTCTTCTACATTTTGAGGTGGGACATGCTCTATTACTTCATACCCTACTCCTCTACCATAATTAATAGATTCAACATCAGGGATTTTAATAATTTTTATTCTACCTTCTTGTATTAGATCTTTTAACTCCTCAGCTAAATTTAACATTACTTCATCTGCTGTCCAAGGTTGGTTGTCATTTGGCTCTACATCTCTTATGCAGATTAACACGTTTTTACCGGCGTTTAAACGTTGGTCTATTAACCATCGATGACCATCATGCCAAGGCTGCCAACGGCCTATAAACATACTATATTTGGACATACTCTAATATTTTTTGGATTGACATAGCTGGTGTATCTGTTGTTGTGTTAATATCTATAAAGTCATAGTTTGGTTTTTGGAAATCCATAACATGATATTCTTCTCTACCTCTACGAATTTCAGCTACATTATAATGCACAAGAATTTCGGTTAAAGCAAAGCCCATTACTTTTTTAAACTCTTCCCTTTGATCAATATAGGGTGAAACTAATGATACAATAACATCTTTACCTTGGTTGTGTAAATAATGAGCTATTTTTTGAGCAGCATCTATATTAGCTATTCTACCTTTAATAGAATAATCTTTATTTTGAAATAAAGCTCTCATTTCATCTCCATCTATTCTATAAGCGTGGGTGAGCCATTTTTCTTTTAATAAATCCGCTAAAACAGTCTTACCAGAACCTGGTTGACCTGTAAACCAATAAATCATTATTTTTTCCATTTATTACGTCCCACTAATAAACCAATAATTCCATAATTAGCTATATCAATAAACGTATCTTGTATTCCTTCACCTTCTACAAATGACCTACCATTAATTAATAGGTTTTTTAAACGTGAGATTTTGTCAGTTAACCTAATACACAACCCAGTTAATGAGAATTGCTTATCCTCACTATTATTAACAACATCTCCACCTAAAGCAATATTATTTAAACCATAATCCATATGTTTACGGGCAAACATATTATACATTTCCTTTTGGATTGATTTAAATTCATTAGATAATTCTGGGTATTCTTTTTCAAATACTCTTACTGCTGCTTCATCCGGACGTTTAGCATCCATAATTTCTCTGTCGCTCATATCTTCTTGCATTTCATACCATTTGGATATTGAATCACCCATAGACTTCTTGTTTTGGTGGTGTAAAATATTTTTTAAGTGTAGATAATCTATCATCAGCATCAACTAACATTACAAGTGCTTCTTCAGCATTTTTATAAAAATCTTCAGTTGAATGGTCTCCAATACCCACTGCCTTATTACCTAATAATTCAAGTGATAATAATGCTTTAGCTTTATCTGCTTCAGCAGATGTTTTTAGCATATTATATAATTCTAGTGTCATTTCAATAATGGTTTTATTTCTTTTTTATCTAAACCTCTATCCGTCAATATACGATGGATTTCTGTGGTATCCAATATTTTTAGGTAATCTTTTACTTCTCTATTTGATACTTTAAAATAGTCTTTTAGGTGATTAACTAAATCTTTATTTGGTTCCTTATTAGAAGATTTAATGTACTTACTCCACTTATTATTTTTAGGAATATATTCTTTGTAAATTGAATATATTTCTTTTTTACTTTGAGGTGGGTAAGATTGTACTTCATTTACAATAGGAAGAAAATCAATATTCATGCTTAAAAAACGGTGTACCATATAACTATTCCAAACCTCCCAATCTGAGTCTTTGAATGACTCCACAGAAGGTTTGGATGTGTTAATACATTTTAACCAATCGAATATAGATTTCATTAAATAAGCTCATCTTCTAATTCCTCACGCAATTCTTTAGGCACAGAATCCAACAAAATTTTATTGGTGGATGGGTCAAAGAATACAGGAATTGGAAGCAACGCATCTTCATCAGTACCTGTTACAAATTTAGATACTTTACGTAAAATTACTCCTTGTTGAAATACACTTTTTCCATCAAAATTAGTAACGGATTGGGTGTTTTTTAAATCAATTGGGGGTTGTTGTAATGGTTGATCCATAATTATTTATTATTTATTAAATTTGAAATTAACGACATTGTATTTATTTCCTTGTCGATACGGAAATTAGCTTTATATTGATGATCATTAACTAAAATAGCTACTGTACCTTCTTTGCCTGGTAAGTATTCAGATGATCTTTCATATAATGTTTTGAATAGTTCTTCATAATCACTTACATTAGCATCAGCTATAATTTGGCGAATAGTTTTAAAATCAGCTTTACCTTTTAATTCATCAATAACTTTATCAATATAATTAGATGATACTAATACTGATTGATCTAGATTTAACATACTATCTTGGGTAGATAGTTGGATAGTATTGATACATTTTCTTAAATCAGGATAATGTTGTATTACAATAGCCCCTAATTCATTCATTTCGAATCCTATACCTTCTTTATCCATGATCCAAGATAAGTGTTTAGCTACATCTTTTTTAGTTGGAGGTACAATTTTAAGTACTTGACATCTAGATTGTAAGGGATCAATAATACGTTCTACAAAATTACAAGTCATAATAAATCTTGTAGTACGTGAAAATGTTTCAATTATGTTTCGGAGTGAAGCCTGTGCCTGTATAGTAAGGA